TTACCGACCCTTTCTTGTTGCAATGCATTAATATTTTTATCTCTTACAATAATTGCAACCGTTGGATCAACACCCAATTCTTTTGCTTTTTGACAAACTTCAATAATTTTAGGATTTTGACGCACACCATCATAAAAGAATGGAACACTAACATTTGTAAGAAAATAATTACCTTTAGGAAATTCTAATTCTTCAGGATGAACCCAATAACGAGCAAAAGGTTCTTCATCACTAGGAATCCAATAATTATTCTTCAGTGCTTCCCATCCAACAACTTCAGAATGAAGACTGAGTAATCTTGCAAATAAATGATTGCCAGATCCCTGTGGTCCAGTGCAAATTAGAAGTTTTTTCATGGACGTTCTTTCAATGGAACTGCAGTTTTATTGCAATTATCTAATGGATTAGTTTCTACATATTTAATATATTTTTGATTTGCATCCTGTTCCAAAATACTATTGACTTGTTTATCATACCATGCAATTGGAATTCCAATGTCAAGTGACTTTAGATACTCTTGCTTATAAAGATAGAGTAGTTCATAACTCAAGTAAGTTGGATTTTTCATTTTTGGAAGTTGATCTAAAAAATGTCTTATGGTACTTTCTTCACGTAATCTAGTTTGTTGATTATTAAGTATATTTTGATCTCTTCCAATCACAAGAACTTTAGTTTGCATTCCAAGTTCTTCCACTGCTTGAGTAAATGCTGGTACATTAGGGCACCATTTTGTTCCTTGATTTTCAATACCTAAAGGAATACTAATACTTGTAAAAAAATAATCATGAGTACTCCAATCAAATTCTTTAAGCAATTCAATATTTTTCCAACATTTTGCAAAAGGTTCGGCAACTCTATGAGCTTCCCAATAATTATCTAAGAGACTTTTCCATCCAAAAACATCTTGATGTAATGAAAATATTTTAGACCAAAGATGATTTCCAGATCCTTGTGGTCCAGTAAGAATAGTAATAGTTTTCACAATATATTTTAAATCGTATACTAATTATAACATATATTTTTAAATGGTTTAAAATTAGAAAACACAGAAGATTGTACAATTGGATCCTCTACTATTAACCTTGCATCTGGAGATGGAGTTGATGTCGTTATTACAAGAACATAATAAATAGAAAAAAGTAGATATATCAATGGCAAACCCTGCTTCTAGACAGGAATTAGTAAACTACGCAAAAAGACAACTTGGGTATCCTGTATTAGAGATCAATCTTGCCGATGAGCAAATTGAAGATTTGATTGATGATGCTATTCAAATTTATCAAAATCGACATATGGATGGCGTCGAATTGATGTATTTGAAATTTAAAATTACTCAAAATTTTATCGATTCAATTCAAGCAAGAGGATCAAATAAATCAATAGGAATTACTACATCAACAGGAACATCAAATATAACTGGCATAGGAACAACTACATTCTCTTTTGAAGAAAATCAAAACTTTATTCAAGTTCCAGATGCAGTTATTGGAATTGAAAAAGTTTGGAAATTAGATAATCGTGCAATTAGTACGAATATGTTTAGTGTAAACTATCAATTATTTTTGAATGATATTTATTGGTTTAGTTCTACTGAACTATTAAACTATACTATGACAAAAAGATATCTGGAAGATATAGATTTTATTCTACATCCAGATAAACAAATTAGGTTCAATAGAAGACAGAATAGATTATATCTAGACACAGATTATTCTAGTATGAAGGTTGATGATTATATTATTATTCAATGCTATAGAGTTCTAAATCCAAATGAATTTACAAAAGTCTATAATGATCCATTTTTGAAGAAGTACTTTACTGCTTTGATGAAAAGACAATGGGGGCAAAATCTAATCAAGTTTAGGGGAGTAAAACTTCCAGGTGGAATTGAGTTGAATGGTCGTGAAATTTATGAAGATGCCTTAGGAGAATTAGAAAAACTTGAAGAAAGAATGACTTATGATTATGAACTTCCTCCATTAGATATGATCGGATAATGCTTAATCCATTTTTTACGCAAGGAACTAAATCAGAACAAACTCTTGTGCAAGAGTTGATGGATGAGCACATCAAAATTCATGGTATTGAATTTATTTACTTACCAAGAATTTTTGTAAATACCAAATCTATAATGCGTGAAGTTTCGACTTCAAAGTTTAATAAATCTTTTCCTATTGAAGGATATGTTCAGAGTTATGAAGGATTTGGTGATCCTGGAAGCATTTTAACAAAATTTGGTGTTAGAACAACTGCAGAAATGCAAATTGTTATTTCACAAAGAAGGTTTGAAGATAGCATTACTCCATTGCTAGAAAATGTAACTAATTTACCAAATAATCCATCTAGACCATTAGAAGGAGATTTATTATACTTCCCATTATCAGATACTCTTTTTGAAATCAAATTTGTTGATAATGATCAACCAGCATTTTTTCAATTACAAAAAAATTACACATACCTTTTGAAGTGTGAAGCATTTGAATATGAAGATGAAATTATAGATACTCAAATTACTGAAATTGATGATGAATTTGGATCGTTTGGATATAATGCAATTCTTACTTTTGTTGGTATTGGATCAACTGCTGCTGCATTTACATCTCTAGTTAATGGTGGCGTTCATACAATTACTATTCTTAATGAAGGAACAGGATATACTGCAGATCCTACAGTTAGAATTGCTCCTCCAGGTATAGGTAGAACAGCGCAAGCAGTTGCAATTACTACAGAAAATAGTAGTGGTACAAGATCACTACAAGCGATTTATGTTACAAATACTGGATATGGATATACAACAATACCAAAAGTTCAAATTATTTCTACAGATGGAAATGGCACTGGCGCTATTGCGGTGGTTGGAATTGGAACGACTGGTTCTGTTGGCGTCGTAACAATAACTACTAGTGGTCAAAACTATGTCTTACCACCAACAATTACATTTACTAATGCACCTTCTGGTGGAGTTACCGCTATTGGAACTGCAGTTCTTAATACGCAAAATAATCTATCAGCAATCAGAATTATTAATGCGGGTTATGGATATACGCAAGTACCCACAATTACAGTATCTGCTGCAGGAACTATTGGTGTGGGAACATATATGTTTGGAGATATTATAAGGGGAGTTTCTACTGGTACAACTGCAATTGCAGCATCTTGGGATAAACCAACTCTAACAATGAGAGCACGTAGTTTGACTGGTAAATTTGCTCCAGGTGAAATGATCATTGGTGCAGGAACTACATTTGGTAGTGTTGCGTACATCCTAAATACAATCAACTATGATGATGACGATCCATTTGAGCAAAATCAAGAAATTCAATCCGCAGCAAGTACAATTCTTGATTTCTCTGAAAACAATCCATTTGGTGAGATATAATAAATGTTAGGAGCATATTTTTATCACGAAATTATTAAAAAGACAGTTATTGCTTTTGGAACACTGTTTAATAATATTGAAATTAAACACAAAGCAGATGACACAGATCAAACGCTAAGCATTATCAAAGTTCCAATTGCTTATGGACCAATTCAAAAATTCTTAGCAAGAGTTGAACAGCAACCAAACTTTGATAGAACTATTGCTATTACATTACCAAGATTAGCATTTGAAATTATATCATATCGTTATGATCCTTCTAGAAAGGCATCTCCAATAACAAAATTTTGTGGAGTAGAGAATAATAAAATTAAAAAAGTATTCATGCCTGTTCCATATGATATTGGATTTAGGTTGAGTTTTGCATCTAAATTGCAAGATGATGCTCTACAAATTTTAGAACAAATTCTACCATTCTTTCAACCATCATTTTCAGTTTCAGTAAAACTAATTGATGAAATTAACGAAGTAAGAGATATTCCATTTACATTAAATAATATTTCATTTAGAGATGAATATGAAGGATCTTTTGATAAAAGAAGATTTATTCAGTATGATTTAGATTTTACTGCAAAGACATATTTCTATAGCGAATTACCAACTGACGAAAGTGGTGGTATCATCAAACGAGTTCAGATTGATTATGCTTCTGCAATTAGAGCACCAAGAGAAGTTAGATATGTTGCAACTCCTGCTGCAACAAAAGATTATACTAATGATCAAACAACTGCATTGACAGCAACACTAGAAACTTCTAAGACATTAATGAAGGTTACAAGTTCTGCTTCATTAGAAGTTAAAAAATATATTCAAGTCAATGAAGAGGTAATGCGAATTGAAGAGATTGATGGAACAAACATTATTGTATCCAGAGGACAATATGGTTCATCAATTCAAGAACATTACATTGGTGATAAAGTTGATCGCATTACAATTGATGATGACGCTTTGATTGATATTGATGATGACTTTGGTTTTAATGAAACTAGAACATTCTTCCAAGATTTTAAGTCATTTAGTTCAAGTCAAGGAAACGATGTATAATTTATGGAAAAATCTTTCAATGCTATTGATAAGGCGCTTGACATAAAAGCGGAGATGGTGGAGACTGTCAAAGAAAAACCACCAGTAGAAACTCCTGATGATCCGCAAAAAGATTATGAATATAGTAGAAAACAATTATATACTCTTATTGAAAAAGGTCAAGAAGCAGTTAATGGAATACTTGAACTAGCTCAAGATAGTCAACACCCAAGGGCATTTGAAGTTGCAGGACAATTGATCAAGTCTGTTGGTGACGTAACGGACAAGTTGCTTGAACTTCAAAAGAAAATGAAAGATATTGAAAAACCACAAAGTAATGGTCCAAAAACAGTTAATAATGCACTCTTTATTGGATCAACTGCAGATCTTCAAAAGATGTTAAAGCAAGGGTTTCTAAATAATGATAAGTAATACTTAGTTTTTATTGTGAAGGATCACGAAGTTTCAATGGCGAGTAGTCAACTTGACAATGCTATTGCCAATGCTAAAAAACTAAAATTAAAACTTGGCAAGAAAGAAAAAGATATTCCTGCTTGGATTCAAGCAAAGATTACTGACACTGATCATAATATGGATGCTGCTGCAGCATACTCAGTTAAAGAAGATTTGAGAAAGTGGTTTGGAACTGGTGGTGAGGGTGGAGTAGGTGGTGGTGGATGGGATAAATATAATACAAAAGGTGAAAGAATTGGTAAATGTGCTCGTGAACCTGGTGAACCAAAACCAAAATGTTTGTCTAAAGAAAAAGCATCTCAAATGGGTAAAAATGAGATTGCTACAGCAGTCAAAAGAAAACGTAAAGAAGATCCAGTAGCAGACCGTTCAGGAAAAGGAGGAAAACCAATCATGTCATCGAACAAAATTGATGAGCAATCGGAGCAAGAATATCAAAAATTTGATCGTAGAGTAAATACTGCAATGTCAGCAAAAACTCCAGATTTAAAAATCAAATTATTAAAACTTGCTGGACAATCACATCCAGTCAAAACTGCAGAAGAGTTTATGGAAGCTTGTTGGAAAGGATATAAACAAGTTGGATTAAAGAAGAAAGGAACAAGAACAGTTCCTAACTGTGTCCCTGAAGAGACAGAACTTGATGAAATGATTGCACTTGCTGC